ACACTTTTTCCATGGTGCCTCCATGGAAGGGGTCTAGTGGTGGATTTTACGAGGTAACCTTTTCCTCGTTTCGTCAACACAGTGCGTCCCTCCCTCGCGGGCCGTACCAACCACAAAGCGCCTACGCATCTCGCGAGGCACACTATGCTAACAATGCAATACTGAAATAGACATGCACCACTATCCTTATTTAATGACCGGAGTGGGATGGTCGATACACCACTAATCTTATTTAACGACCGGAGTGGGAAGGTCGAATCTCACGTCTTAGCCAATGTTAGCTTGCGAAAACACCTGGTTTACCGAACCTACCAATGATATGGCACAGCCTAAGTTTAGAGAAACGTTGACATGCGCAGAATTCCATATCAGTGGGCGACCAGCTAATGCAGAATCGTAATTGGGATAGAGCTCCATGAAAGGCAAGATGCCTGACACGCCATACAAAGTGGTACCGGACGTCAAGGCAAAAGGAATTGCATTGGGTCCCGCAGTGTCATCTATCTTCACGAGGAATTCGTTGGACAAATTCAAAGCATTAGGATTGGAAGCGACGGTTAAGTCAAGTACCACCTGATAGATCAGTCCAGCTGCATCACCAGCTGGAACAGGATGAACATTAAAGTCAGGGGTGGAATTGACGTTGGCATTCAGAATGAGTGGCGATTTTGCTGCAGGCGACACAACGCCTGTCCCAAGTCCAATATTGTACCACTTCATCAAAGAGGTGGGCAAGGACAAAACCCGGGGATTGACCATGAGCATATCAAATTCGATTGAGTAATCAATCAACAGATAGCCAGGGCTGTCAGCAGCAATGCCATTCGTAGTGCCTTTAGAGTAAACCAGTATCTCACCGTCAGACTGGTGTTGAACATCCTCAGAATTGAAGATATCAGTGTTCAGGTATTCCGTGCTACATGTGATGGGCACTGAGAAATTGGTCCACTGATTAGAGAGGACCGCATTCGGAGTGCTCAGACAATAACTAAGGAAATTCGCAGAGGTGAAATTCACCTTTGGTCCAGCGTGGTTGTGGTGGTGCAATATAAGAACATCCCCCGCCGTGGAGGTAGGGGACGAAGTGATGTAATGAGCCACAGCTTTCAACACGCGAAACCGCTGATAAGAAGAGAAGTATCCTCTCAAAGCGGAGGTAGACAGGGCCGCCGGGGTGAGTGGAAACCCACCGGTAAATTGCCAATTGAGATTGGCCGACGCAATGCCCCCGATTTCCATAACGTAGTCACGACCTGTAATGACAACACCGGTCCTGGTGGATACAACAGAAGGAGTAACAGACCTGATCAGGTTCCCAATTGAAACCGGTGCCCCAGAGACCATGGAAACGCCGGAAAAAGGTCCAATAGAACCACCTTTCCGAGCATTCCTGGCCGCTGAATTGGCACGCACCTGAGCGACGAGTTGTTTTACCCCCGCCCGGGTGCTGGCTTTCTTGGGGACATCAGAAGATGAAGTCATAGATGGCTTTGCCAGCTTGGTACGCTGCGACGCCATAGATGATTGGTTGCGCAACAGAGGCGGCAGCAGCAGCGAAGGGGGTAGCAGTTACAACACCTGCAGCAAATTGCCCAGCCTTCAAAAGCCCGTCGTTTGTGTAAATGCGGGTTCCAAACTTAGCAGCACCTTCAAATCCTTTCTGTGAGTATATGAATTGACCAAAGTTGTATGACATGAGAAAAGCAGAGAGTTTGTATGGGATCCAGCACTCTCTTACTGGACTGTTCATCCGACGCACAATAATCATTGATGGCTTTGCAGTCTCTTGGCATTTATATTAGCTCATCAAATTGAATTTGGCCATTTAAGCGTCGAACCCCACCACTGGGACCCTGGTGGCGTGACTCACCATAACACCCTGGGGTTGCAGTCACTCAAAGACAACACGCGAGGCATAAGTTCCCGGAGATTCTAAGATAGACACCTTCTTATAATAATTCTCCAGGCACGCCTGTTCATCAGGCGTGATACCAAATGCCTCATAGAAGGAGGCTCGACAAGCGGGGTGAACATCCCCGTACTCGCGATTGACGCCCTCCTTCCATGTCCTAAAACTCCATGGCAACAGATCCACGGGTATAGGACGCCTCTTACCAGACCGCACATATAAACTATAGAGGTCCTGAAAAACTGGGAGCCCGCCCGTCAAAGCGAGGCCACCAGTACCCACCGAGTCTAACCAACCTCGGAACAGGCCAGGACCATCAAATTGTGTCAACATTACGGAATCCTTAGTGATAGCGGTGTGCGGGTTGCGGCACATAATCCATCCGTTACCATCAAAGACGGGCTTAGTTTGGCAGAATTCAAGATGCTCGAACACGAACACCGGCTCCTCAATTGCCATATTAAACCCCATTTCAAGAAACCACTTGGAGAGCCCTTTCATAAACTTTGAAAGATCCTCCCTCTCCAAGAACACCACGCAATCGTCACCATTGTTGGCAAGTGAACACTCAACCTTACGGTTCAGTGCGTACGCGCGGATCATTGAGCACATGAGCAGGCAATTGCCCAAAGAAGTGTTCATATCCCCACTCATACGGGTACCCTCTACGGTATACCTAACCTCACCATCTGGAACATACCCCACGCACCTATTAACTAGTTGCATGCGAAGTAATTTCCCGAGTCTTGCCTTATGTTTCTTCTCTCTATAACATTTCGAGTAGATACCGTGCTCCCAAATTAGAGCATCCTGTGAAACATGTTGGTCAAACCGGGAAGCGTCCAGGCCAATGGCGACGGGGTTCCTATATTTCTGCCACTTCTCGTGTAATATCCTGGCAGAATCAGTAGCATTAAACCCCTTCATCACCGTGGTGTGCCCGAACATCTTATTGATTGAACCAAAGAGTTTATGTTCGAGCGGCTTCAAGTAACGTCCCAACCGTATGTTGAACTTCGGATCCCTCGGAGATATAATGCGAGGAACTGGATCCGATTTGCTAGTGCGATCGGTCTTCTCGTACTTTACAAAGATGTTAAGCTTAGCGTCTTCCTCCACAGTACTGCGCCCCATACGCAAGTCCTGCAGAGCTCGCTGATAGACCATCTTCTTGCGGCCCGAATAACTGTCAACAAATGATTGATGACTTATAGGGGCGGTCGAGGGAAGCAGTTTCTCAAGCTCGTGCAACACGGGTGCTAACCGGCTGCCAAAAACGCGGGGTTTCGGTCTAGGTGGGCGCACGAAATCACCCTCCTTTTTGACAAAAAACACCCGCTCAGCTACACCTCTAAGTAAAGTATCGAGGTCATTTATGAATGGCACAATTTCCGTGTCAGGGGCGACGCCAGCCACTCTTACGTAGCGCCTCTCCCTGGGGACACCCAACTCCCTTTTCCACTGCAAACGGTCCTTGCTGCGTCTATGACATTTTGGCACTTCGACGATTGTCGCACCTTTCTCCGAAACGGAGGTGGAACATTCGGCTAGCGCTTTTGTCGACCCACAGCCGGTACCAGTGGAGGGAGCTGGGCACCCCTAGTAGGACTCTAAGAGGTCAGGTGCCTGGAGTTTCCCAACCCCAAACACCTTGCTCCAGAACCCACCAAACACTTGACCCGCGTCCATCCGTTTTTCCCACTGACTTGTTGTCACCGCAATACGCATTTGCTGGAAGGCCTTAGTCGGAACAAAAGAGAGGAACAGGGCTCGGTCAATAGCCAAGTTCTTGTCAGATGTGCGCATATCCCGATAAGCGGGCTCTTCCAGGAGCTTCTGCAACCACTTGCGTGTGACCAACATGTTGGCCTCAGTCATAGCCCTCTCGCCAAATTTGTTGTACGCAATCTTGCTTATCGACGCGGCGAAACGCGATCGGCAGGACTTGCGGATAACAGTCTTCGTTTTAGTGCGAGATTCAATCTTGGGAGCAGCAACATTACTAGTGATACGGTGAAGGTCCGTATACTCATGGTGGTCCAGGTAATCGTCCGGGTCCCGCTCTGACACATCCACCTCAGCAACAACAGCTTTGGCAAAATGTTCAGC